TAGCTCCTCACGACATCCGCGTGAAAGAGTTTGGCTCTGGCATGACACGCTTGGAGAAAGCTAAGCAGCTTGGCATTAACTTTACTATAGCGCCTGACGTTGGCATTGAAGATGGCATAGAAGCAGTACGGGCAGCTTTAAGCAAGATCTGGATCGACGAGAAAGCCTGCTCACCCTTAATTAAGGCTTTGGAGAACTACCGACAAGAATATGACCACAAGCGTAAAGTGTATGCCTCACATCCACTCCATGATTGGTCTTCACATTTTTCTGATGCAATGCGATATCTGTGTATATCGCTACCCAAGCTATCAGATGGGGCGTCTCCAGCAGACATCGATAGGCGATATAATGAAGCAATGTATGGAAGTAATTACAACATTCCTGCGGTATTCCGCGATGACTTACCGGAGATGAGATGACGTTCTATTGTTATCAATGCGGTGCTCTGACTGTATACGTTAAGATGACCGATGGGGCTGCTATTTGTTACGACTGTTTGGGAATAGGTGAAGATGGAGTTGCTAAGGCATCTGAGGATATAGTAAAAGATGACCTACCGGAGATGAGATGATTTTACATTACCTGGTTCGTGCTTACTGGAGACTGTACAAACTCGATCTAAAATATGGTTGGTTTAAATGGGAAGTATATGAAGGTTACATAATTACTTTCAATAAATACAAGCACTTAACTGACTATAATATCTTTTTTGAAGATGGTAGTTATATGAGTCGACTGAGCGCTATTAATTGGGATGATGATTGGTTTGAAAACTGTATTCTTGACAGGAAAGAGTACTATTACTTGCAAGAACTAAAGCATAAGGAGAAATAATGGAAAAACTTTCTATAGAGGAAGTGGTTGAGATTGTAGAAAAGCTCGACAGGAAGCTAAAAGAATTAGGATGGAAACGGGAAGATACCCTTGAGGTATCCTATCGTAATAAAATATATAGGGCTACCATCGGCGTTTATACACCCGATGACGAAGAAGAGGATGAAGACGATGATTGAAAATATTACCGAACATAAATACGTAATAAGTTGCAAAGTGAGCAACATAGATTACGCAATGTCATTTACAGAGAAAGAAATCTGCGGTGATAACGAGGAGTTGGTAGAGAAGATACGTACTTCTTTTGGCAAGATAGAGCGCAAGATAGAAGCGCATTTTGGATCATAAAGGTGCTGAATGAAAGAAGTTTCTAAGAAGCGTGGTAGACCCGTCGGATATAAGAAGGTCGTCGAGTGTCAGTGTAAGCAGATAGCTAACCTATCCAGTAAGATAAAGAGTATGGAAAGAGGTATCAATCTCTTCATTGAGTTAACGAATAAGACACTGGATGTTCATCTAGATAAGATAAATAACTTACAGCAATCAACGAATTCCACTCATAAAGAAGCTAATGAAAGTAAGATATTCTGTCGCACTGTACGTGAATGGATGGTTAAAAAGGGTTGGCTTAATCCGTTGGAATAAAGTCGCATAACTACAGTTCGTTATGTTAAAATGCTACACTTGTGTTACTTCATTATCTACTCATTTTTTCGGGATAGGGTTTTAGCGTTCCTTATCCCGTTTTATTTTGTTTCTTGTTTCCCGTGATTCCCCTTTTTAGAATTTCGACATTCCAATTGGCGACTATTCGAATTCTAAGGAGAACACGTGCTATTTCCCCAACTTGGTCCCCAATATTACGATGAACGTCACAAGGGAATATTATCCCGCATGGAAGCTGCATATGCTGAATCTATCACCATTAACCAATCTCAATGGGCAGAGGCTGATACTGATCTTCGCTTTTATACTGGCGATCAGACCATGTGGAATGATCTGTATGGGAACCTCCCTGCCAATAGACGCAGAAACTTCAATTTCAATAGAATTCGCCGCGTTGTCGACATGGTGTCTGGACATCAGCGCCGCAATCGTAAATCCACCATCTGCACACCAGTGGAAAATGGCGACGCGCAAACAGCTGACCAGTTCACGAAGATCCTTATGTGGATTAACAATCAAGAAGGCGTTTTAGATACTATATCTGAGGCATTTCAGGGTTCTCTGATCACGGGCATGAACTTCCTGCAGTTATGGATGGATTACCGAGAGGATCCTATCTCTGGCAATATCAAAGTTGATAACTGCTCATACAACTCATTCCTTGTAGATCCCTACATGCGTAAGCAGGACATGAGTGATTGTAACTATATATGGAAGCGCTCATATCTCACCAAGCGTGAGTGTATCGCGCTCCTTCCAGAATACACCGAAGAAGTTATGTCTTTATGGGGTCATGACAATCGTGATGGTAAGTTCCAGTACATGCCAGAATCTTACAATTACGGACTCAAGAATCTTCTCACATACGACGAATATTATTACCGCGATTATCGCACTCAAAAGATGCTGGTCGATACCCAAACGGGCGAGTCGATGGAATGGCGCTCATCTAACGAAGAGGGGCTCAAGCAGTTCCTTCAAGCCTATCCGTCAGTCACCGTAATCGATCAAGAGATACCTACAGTACGACTTGCAATCGTAGTGCAGGCAAAGGTTATGTATGACGGTCCACAACCAATGGGAATAGACTCTTATCCCTTCGTGCCAGTCCTTACTTATTACCATCCGGAGTCGCCATACTGGCCGTTCCGCGTTCAAGGTATGGTACGCGGTCTGCGTGATAGTCAGTATTTATATAACCGTCGCAGAGTTGTAGAACTCGACATACTCGAGTCTCAAATCAACAGCGGGTACATCTACAAAGAAAACGCGCTGGTCAATCCTCGAGATGTATTCCTTTCTGGGCAAGGTAAAGGCTTGGCGCTGAAATCTGACGCCAATATGGGTGATGTAATCCAAATCCAAGCTCCCCAAATACCTCCGTCAATGATCCAATTGTCTGAATTATTAGCTAAAGAGATCCAAGAAGTTGCCGGAGTATCCGACGAACTATTAGGGTTCGACAACAAGGACACCCTTTCCGGCTACCATGCAATGTTAAAGCAATCTGCCTCAACTACGACGCTTCAATGCGTGTTCGACTTACTGGATAAGTCTCAAAAGCTTTTGGGTAAAAAGATGATTGAACTTATCCAGGCCAACTTCACTCCCGGCAAAGTTAAAAAGATTCTCGAAGGTGAAGAGCCGCAACCACAGTTCTATTCTAAAGCATTTGGTAAATACCACTGCGTCGTCGAAGAAGGCCTCAATACGTCTACACAACGCCAAATGCAGATGGCGCAGATGCTTATGCTTCGTGAAGCTGGTGTTCCTATATCCAATGAAGATCTTATCGAGTCTTCAACAATGCAGAATAAGAAACAGATTGTTGAAAGCATGCAGCAACAACAGCAGCAACAAGCTCAGATGCAGCAACAGCAAATGCAGGCAGCTCTTCAGGAGCAGGCGGCACGCACAGAACTTGCACAAGCTCGCGCTGAGGCTGATCGCGGCCTTGGGGTTGAACGTACTAGTCGGGTACAAGAGAATCAAGCGCTTGCCGTTGAACGTCGTGCGGCTGCAGTGAAGGATCAAGAAATTGGGCTATTGAATCTTGTGAAGGCTCTAAAAGAGATCGACACTGTCGACTTAGAGCATGTGGAAAAACTAATGGCCTTAGAGCGCGGACTACGAGAACAACAAACTCTTGGTTCCCAATCTGTTATCAGAGAGAATAAACCAGAAATACGCCCTGAACAGAATGGTTCTGTTACAGGTAGTTAGACGTATAACGTTGTGCTAGGAAACTTTAGATATCTAACCTTTCTTAGCGCAGTTTCTACCGAAAGGAAACCCAATGGCAAAAAAAAGATTTCATCGCGGGGCAGGCGGAGGCAGCATAAGCCTCAATGAGTCACACGGCGGAAAGATGGATCCAGAACGCTACAAAAAAGCGCGTCGTGGTGATGAACCTCGCTCTGAAGAGATGCGCGGACGTGAATACTATGCTGGTATGGAGCCTCGTCGCAGACAAGAACTTGAAGATGCAGGAATGATCCATGAAGATCACCGAGCAATCGCCAATCTCCCTCAGAATGTAATGATCAAGGAATATCCAAAACCTGGACCATACATCCCTGAAGTTATTGATGACACAATTGCTGGCGTGGATCGTCAAATGGATTATGACGATAACAAACGTCGTGAGCATTTCTATCCGAAGAAGGTATAACATGCCTGGCATGCCTCGCATCCCTGGTCGTGCTAAAAAGATTGCATACAAGATATTGGGAGTGCCACCTAATATCCAATCTCAACGCACACCAGAGCAGCAAAAGATCAACCAGCGTTTGATCTTTGAGGAAACAGTTCGGGTTCGTTAGAAATATATCCTACTGGGGGAGTTTGGGTTTCCTTGCCTTCATTCTCCTTCAGTAGGATTTTATAAGGAGTACAGATATGAAAAATAAAAATCACAAAGCTATGCCTCGTTCAGGATCTGAAAAAGAGTACGCAGAAATGTCCCTATGGGAACGCAGAATGGATGAAAGAGACTTCCATCGCGCACAGCAATTAGACAACTTCTTTTGGAAGGGTGTAGATCCACGCCGTCGTATTGAGATGGCTGAAGGTGGTATGGTGCGCGAAGATCAACGCGCAATGGCAAACTTGTCAGAGACGCCAATTCATCGTGAATATCCTAACAGATCTCTTAACTCGTATGGATTCGGAACTAATCAGCTTTTTGACACACAAAGTGAGTAGATATGGCTATGTTGAAAGCAATAGCGCTGGCATTTTGCTTTGGAAGAATGCTTGTTGCGGCCCAAGATTATACATTCATTAAATGCTCTCTCAGTCCTCGAGATCGCGTATCGCATAACTTTCCTCATGCCCGAATGGGTTCAAATACTCAATTCAGTGGTAACTGGTGCGGTTATGTTGCTCAAACCAATCTCTCCAATCCAGCACCGTATTCAGTAACTAAAGTATCTGGATCATGGATTGTACCAAGCGTACTGCCATCAGCCGTAAATACAGCCTGTGCAATCTGGGTTGGCATTGATGGATCAGGAAGCCCATCGGTTGAGCAGATAGGCACCTCGCACGATGTAACTAATGGAGTAGCTAACCATTACGCATGGTTTGAGATGTTTCCTCAGGGATCTCATAACTTGATAGGATTTCCGGTAGAAGTGGGTGACAGTATCAGTGCAGATGTTTGGTACGTTCCAGTCAGTCTCGTTCCGGGACCTGGAAGTCTCTTTGTTTTGAAGATAACTAATCATACCAAGCGTATGTACACCGTTGTGCCTTCAATCCTTACTGTTGACGTAAAACGCTTATCAGCAGAATGGATTGTCGAAGCTCCTTTCCTTAATGGAACTGAACCGTTGACGCATTTCTCCAATATCTCCCTGTTCGAATGCATAGCAGAAGTAAATGGAGTATCCGGCGCCATCAATAATCCGTCATGGCAGAACGATAGTATGAATATGGTAAGTCCGTCCGGAGCACCGAAGTCCGTCGCATCGCCATTGTCTGTTGATGGTAAATCATTCTCTGTGATATGGGATAGTAACTGAAGGAGAAGCAATGGCAAAAAAGAAAGTAACTGTCGCAAAAGGAGTAAAGCTCCCTCGTGGCAAAGAATCACAAGAACGTAAAAGACCAGGCGGTGGATCAACTGGAAAGTATAAGGATGTTGCTCCTGGTAAATTTGCAGGTAAAAGCGGTGGGACGTCACCTTATAGTTTTCCAATCCCAGACTTGGCCCATGCTCGTAATGCTCTCGCCCGAGCACATTTCGCTCCCAATCCCGCTGGCATAAGAGCCAAAGTTTACAGAATGTATCCAGAGCTTAGGAAGCGCCATGAGAAGAGAAAGGGTAAATAAGAATGTTTTGTGCTATTCGAAACTATTTCGGTTTTAAACGGGTAGAAAAAGAGATGGATGAATATTTGCGTAAGCATCCTCTTGAATGTATGAGTAACCAGGATCTTATAGGGATGATAGAAGATCTCCCCCAGGAATCTTTTGAGCGTTTAGAATGGGTTATTGAAATTGCTAAAAGTCTTCGTAATAAAAAGGGTAAATAATGGCTTCTAAGAAGATGGTAAAAGCTGGTAAGAAAGCCGGCCGTAAACTAAAGAAAATGGTCAAAGTGGCCAAGAAAGAGAATAAAGTTTCTAAAGTAATGCACGAGTACAAAGAAGGTGAGCTTCACTCAGGCTCCAAGAAAGGACCTCAAGTAAGGTCTCGTAAACAGGCTATTGCTATTGCCTTAAGCGAAGCGCGCAAAGCTGGCGAAAAAGTTAAGCCTAAGAGAAAGTCTTCCAAGAAAAAGAAGTAGCTTGGAGTAAGTATGAATGAAACGAGAGATACGGTAGGAAAGATCTCGTCGGAACTGCTCACCAAAGACGCTCCGACGAATTCTCCTATCGAACTAGAACGAGAGATGCACACGGAGTATGATGCCAATCTTCATCAGTGCGTCCAATCCTCCAAGTCCACCTATCCAAAAGACTTCTATGTGGTTGTTATCACAAAGAGAGAAAGACTGATGCCCAATGTCTTTCGCAATTATTTCTTTGCTCGACAAACATGTCCTACGCCAGAATGGGATCAGGCTGTGTATCATTATCGCCGCTCATCTGACAGCATAGACTTTATGTGGGTAATACCCTCTAAAGAAACGTGTGCCTATCTGCGCATGCATGCTTTGAATGTATCGCATGAAGAGAAGCAGCTCCTGAACTTTGTATTGCAATTCGAAGACGGAAGCCTATTCACCGTCGCAAAAAAATTAAATCGCGAACAAGAAGCATCACCATTGATTGATACTTAAAGGAGTATTATGTCTATAGACTCATTGCCGATTGCCTCACAAGAACAGATAAATGCTATGAATAAGATAGCCCGAGAAAAATACGGAGTAACGGATGATCCAGTTCCTACACCTGAAGTGCCAGTTGAACAACAAGCTGAAGCGTCTGAGGAAGCACCTACGGATATCTCTGCTGAGGCTGAAGTATCTGTGCAAGAATCTCCCCAAGAGAATCAAGCGCAACCTGTTCCCAACAATAAACCAGGTACGTATTCAAAAGAAGAAAATCTTGCTCTCTTACGAGACCGCGCGCGCAAAGCAGAAGCTGAACGCGAAGCGCTCGCAAGGCAACTCAAAGCCTACCAAGAAAAGTTAGACCGCCAATCCGAATCTTCACCCTCACTTGCACCCGACGATCTGGTAGAGGGTAAGCATTTTGTTCAGATGCAACAACAATTGAACCAGATGCAAGCAGAAGCCCGTCTACGCAGTAAGTACCCAGATTTTGATAAAGTCGTGTCTCCGTCGAACATTGCATCGCTGTCGGAAATGTATCCTGACATCGCCAAGACTATCGGCACATCTAACGATCTCTACAGCCAAGCAGTTACTGCATATACCGTCATAAAGAATCTTGGTATCTACGCAGAAGACTATTCACAGGATAAGAAGATTGCTGCTACTAACGCTGCCAAGCCTCGTCCTCTTACCAGTATCTCTCCTCAAAAAGGTGATACTCCATTGTCTCATGCCAACGCATTTGCCAATGGTATGACTGATGAGCTTGCCAAACAGTTACGCAAAGAGATGTTCGACG